TAATACCTTAGCCTACCCTAGCTTACGATCGTGCGTTGTAGAGCGATTGTGTAGGTCTTTCTTTATAATCAATGACTTACAATATCAATATTAACAAACAGCATAATAAAGATACACACTATACACACTAACGTTATCCATGCTTCCTTTGTTGTCATCATAATGTTCCTTCAAACTTATAACTACCTATATGACCTAACCTTGCCCATGGTGCAGCCCATACTTTAATCCCATTCAGTCTTGCTAGCCTACAAAAATGATAGTCCTCTGATAATAATCTGTTTGAGTCTGGCTCAATAGATGTAGCAAAGTATTCTGTAACTATTTCTTTCTGTGTTGGCAGCATATCATTGGTATAGGTAGGGCAATGTGGTTTAAGTAAATCAAATACACTACGCTTGATAAGCATAAAGCCTGTGCCACCATTAAATATTTCTATAGGTTCTGTCATTGAATGCAATGGCGTATCAATATAGTTCAGCTTATTAATTACAAGATCACCCGTAGCATACTTTAAATCTTCACCTTGAATACCACGCGCTACTGCATCGCCAACCTTTTCCCATGCAATACGCTTCTTAGGATAGACACCACAGATAATATCTTTGTCAGCATCGATCATAGACAAGATATCTTCTGCACGATAACTAATGTCAGCATCAATAAACATCAAGTGTGTGCATTCAGTTTCATAAAACATTTTAACTAGGCCATTCCTAGCTCTAGTAATGAGTGATTCGTTATAAAGAAACTGCCAGTTATAGCCAATGCCTTTATCTAAGAACAACTTAGTTGCATTGATGTGGCCAATCGCATTCTCGCCTGTGCATACACCACCATACATAGGAATGCCTATAAATATATTACTCATCGTATCGTTCACCCATTCCATGATCGTGTTTAAATTCTTTAATGTCCATCTCATCTTCAATTAAATCATCATAATTTTTTTGAAGTATTTTGACTGGCTTCTTAAGTGTTGTTGGTTTTAACTCTACATCATCATCCATAATATTCTCCTAGTAAAATATATGATTGTTAATAATAGTTTTTGGCTTCATTCCCCATTGATTATCTAACTTGATACTATGAAAGTAACTAGCTCCCTTGCTACTGTCTTTAATCTCTTGCTTGATAATTTTACGGGATAATTCTATGAAAGGTTTGAGTGTATCATAAGGTGGAACAGCTTTGGTCTTTTGAGTCCATTCAAATTGATTTTTTTTGAAGGTCTCCGAGCATATATTCTTCTGGTCAAAGTCTGCTCTCCGATACAATACGTATCCCACTGCCACTTGGCCAGAAATAGGTTCACCTCTGGCTTCGTGGAACATGGTCAAACTCATACACATGACTGCTGCAACATCTAACATAAAGTCTCCTTTGCTTAGGTAGCTTTCATGGTTTTGCGTATATACTTTCTATATACTTGGTGCATAATGATCTCACGAAAGGAGAACTACTATGTGGACAAAACCAGCAGCTACTGAAATGCGCTTCGGCTTCGAAGTTACAATGTATGTAATGAATAAGTAAGCCAAGCATACAAAGATAGGGCAATGCCTACGGAGATCTTTGTTGCTCTCCATACGCGTTGCCTTTTCTCTTTGGGCGACTCTAATGTCGCCTCGTATTCATAGCCATTGAGTTCTTTAAATGAGCGTGGGAAACGCCATTCAAAAGCATTGAAGTTAGTTCGTACTTGTTTCATTTGATTTTCCTTTCACTGTGTTGATGCGTGTGGCTTGTTTGCCTATGTATTGCATCTTAACTGTTATGGGTAAGCGATTTAGTGTTGGCTGATTAGCGTCTACTAATGCTTTAAGTTTCGATATCTTATCCTCTGGGTTTAAGCTAGAATTAACTAGCTGTTCAGACATTTGATCGAATTTTGCTTGCCATGTCAATACATCCGATACCTCTTGAGGGTCTTTTCCTGGAATATAGAAGGTATATTCCTTAGTTTGTGGCTTTTTTACAACACTGCCAGCTCTTTCTGTAGCTAGATTACCATCATCATCCTCTGGGGCTATGCCGCAAGTAGCCATAAGACTATATCTACGGGCATAAGTTAATGCTGATCCGTATCCTTGAGGGTCTTGCTTAGCTGCTGGGACATGTAAAATACCGCCAGATAGAATCTCGCCTGATTCATGCACAAGTATCGTTTCAATCTTAACGCCACTCTCACAGTCATGCGTTTGTTGGATCAATGCAATCCCATTATTGTTTAATGCATCAATAACAGCTTCAATACATCCATCTAAAGACACATACTTAGATCTAAAGTGTGGATTCGTTGATGTCTTGAGTGCTGGTGCAAACTCTTTCTGTGCCTTAACAAAGGCTGTTGCTATAGTTTTCATACTTTTCTCCTTTTGTTGTAATTCATTCATAACTTCTGCTTCAAATCTATCTTGGTCGTTCATCTTCCACCTCTATTTTAATTTTACCTATACATCTTGGAGGAACACTTGGGTCCCATGTATCAATAACAATACTATTTTTATCTTGTGTTAATACTATTTTGTTAAATACATTCCATACATACAAATATTGTGAATCTTTAGGTTGTGGTTTAATGCGGTATTCATAATCATTACAATGCCACAATGGTTCATCATCTTCCTTTAAAGTTATCCATATATCATCATCTGGAATATATCTTTCTTGTATTTCAGTACCATCAGCCCATGCTTTTATTTCTTTATGCCATTTATGTTGTTTCATATACGATCCCTAATAGATAATTTAGATTGCCTAATCACATAGGCTTCTTTGGCTGGTACCATCTTGGCTGGCTGTGCTTTGTATTGACGCATAGGCCATGAGATTTTGTAACGCCCAGCATTACATACTTCAGCATCACGCATATGCTCCATGATGTTGATTTGTAGACGATCAATTTGTGCTTCTAACTCCATGATTTTCTCACGAAGTTCTATGATCTTCTCAGCTTGGATCTCAATTTCGGGCATATCAATCGTACTCTTTTCCGCACGATCAAAGACACGACTGGCTTCATTGCTGTTAGCTAGAGGATACCAATCAATTTCTTCATTGGATTTATACTTATCTAACTTAGATTGAAATTCCTCGACAGCTTGATGAATCATATTAACTTGATCTTCATCACGCTCATACAAGAATATACGAAGTGTTGTGCCACGATACAATACACATAGCGCACCCCACTTAGCTTTCATAATATCCATCTGTCCTTGAAGTTGTATTACACCACGATAAACAGCTGGGGTATCCTCGACATCCTGTGCGGTGAGCTTTGCTTCTAATATACCTAATCCATCTAACTTGATAGGCTTAGTGCCATCATTCATCACGTAAATGCCATTTCCAATATCGGTGAATATTTCATTCCCGACTCCCTGAGCAGTACCATCAAGCGAGCAAGCAAGCGGTATGCTCTCATGGAAGTATGCCTCTTTGTGATCTAGGTTATCAATCTCACAGCCTAATCGTTTGACAGCTTCGGCAAGGATTAACTTCTCTGTAAGATTGCCCCATATCATTGGTTCATTCTCGATAAACTCTGGTTCAATGCCTTGATAATGTTCAATGCTTTGTTTGAGTTCATCGTTTGGCGTTCTAAATTTACTAAATCCCAGCAATGCTGGAAGCCTTGAGCATGACATCATGTCATTCGGCGTCAGTTTCCCCACCATATTTTTTCTCTCTTTCTTTGATTGTGTTGAAATACCATTGGATGTTAGAGCCTGTCCATTGGCGGTTAAGATAAGTCTTGATACCTAACTCATTGAGCTTCTTTGCAATGCCAACGCATGTGGGTTTATCCGCTTGCTGAATTGCAATATCAACCCATTGTTTAATGCTTAAAGCGTATTGTGCTGTGTGATAGGCGCGTCTATTGCCACCCGCTGAGCCAATCTCTTTGAGTTTATCTCTAGGCGCCCCGAGCTTAACACCTCGAGCCTTTGCAGCTCTCAATGCATTCTTTGTGTTGATGGATATTTGGCGTCTTGTTTCCTCATTTAAGACAGCACGAATGTGCAATTCGAAAATACTTGCTTTGGGGGTCTCAGCTATGACTAAGGGTACCTTTTTTTCCAGTAGCTCAGACATCAGATGAACTGAACGCGTCAATCTACATTGCTTAGCAA